GATCGAAGAATGCGCCGAGACGGTAAAGGCCGTTGTGCCGCCGCCGTCTCCTGTCTCAAGGCCTACGCTCCTGACCCAGCGAAGCCTCCGAGAACGGCTCATTGCCGGCGAATACGCATGAGCAAGTTGCAGCGGATGATCGATGCGCTGGTAAACGGCCACGCGAAGGAATGCACCTGGAGCGGAGCGCCGGCGCTGAAAATCGTACTCAAGGAACCGAACGGTATCCGTGAAATCTATTTGCTGGCCGAAGAGGTTGATGTTGATGAAGAGGAGCCTGACCAGTGCCCGGAAGCCTGAACCGCGTCGACTTGATTGGTCATCTCGGCCGCGATCCCGAAGTCCGCTACACCGGACGCGGCGTGAAGGTCGTCTATCTGTCCTTGGCGACGAACGCCATGCGCACAAATCGTGCAGGCGAGCGCGTCGAACATACCGAGTGGCACCGCATCGTGCTGTTTGGAACCGAGGCGGATAATGCAGAAAAGTTTCTACGAAAAGGCGAACAGGTCCATATTGTCGGGTCGCTGCACACGGAAAAATGGGTGGATAACGGCGGGAAGCAAAAATATAGGACCGAAATTGTCCTCGATTCGCCACAACATACGCTCACCTTCCTGGGCAGGGGAAAGAGTGACGCCGGTGAAGAGAGCGCACGGCAAGCTGCGCATGGCTGACTGGTAGGCGTCTGGTGCGTAAACAACGAAGGGCAAAAAGATGAAAATAGACAAAAAACAGAGAGGAAAAGACTGTATTTCTGCCGAAGACATCTCCATGTCGTCGGACATCACCAACCGCGCCGGAAGCGCGCTGAATCGAGCATATTTCCGCCGATAATCTTCCCCATTAGACTTTAATGTAAATTTTCTGCTTGCGTTCTTTCTGGCAGGTATGTAAAAAAACCTTACCTACATTATCTGTATGCGAGGTTTTATGAACGCGATCCATCAAAGCGAAAGAAACATCCGGTGGTACGAGAACCTTGGCGTTTACGTGCGCGTCGAAAACCCGCGCAGCCGGACCTACGATAAGCATTATTTTGAGTTTCTTTCGCCGGCCGACGAGGTGGTCAGTCTGCGAAAGCGGTGCGCCGACCTCGAGGTGCGGGTCGTCGAATGCAGCGACTTCGCGCGGAACCATCTCGCCCTGGCGAAGACGCTCCGCGAGCATGGTGAATGCGGCGCCCATGAGTTGAACCGAGCCCGGCATTTCATCGGCACCCGGCGCGTCATGCGGCGTCAGATCATTCTCATGAACCGCCGCGCCGAGGCGCTGGCGGCGGAACTTCAACAGGCGGCGGAATAGGAAGGTTATCCCATGTGTAAGATTGAACGACTGCGCACGACGTCGACGTTCGACGTTCACTTCAAAGGGACCGGCAGCAAGGTCAAGTGCGAAATGACCGAGTATGCCGGCGGGCCGCATCTCAGCATTCACACCGGCGGACAGATCTTCGAGATGACCGAGGCCGATTTCGAGGGCTTCGTCAGCAGCATGCGCCATTTGTTCGCGCTGGATCGGAAGGTGCAGGCCGCCGCCGACAACGGGGCGCGCGGTGCCGAGCCCCAGCCGGCCGCGCCGGCGAGCCGGAACCGGGCGGCAACCGCAGCGATGGGTATTATCATGGCTGGCGAAACGGGGCCGTTGATGGTGGATACTTGACGAAGGACCGTTTTCAATCGGCTGCCGCTAGAAACTATTCAAGACGCCCGGCCGCCTGACTCCCCACCGGGCGAACATGCCCTTTACAGATGATGTGATAGAGTTCAAGCGCGTTGCGGATTGCCGCGACGGCGGTCTCATGACGCATTGAGCGAAGGCGCCTCGCCTCGCTGACTGGAATGCCCTCGACGGCAACTAAAAGAACAAGCCGGCGATCGAGGTTTGGCGCCGCGTCGACGACGTTTGACCACGGCAAGTAACGCTCGGTCCACCAATCGCTAATTTTCTCGCTGATACTCATGGACGGCGGAAGTCGACCGCCTTTCGGATGTGATCCGGATGCGCCATCGATCGAGCTGCCGCGACAGGCGACGATGACGGTGATCGCCTCGAATACTTCGGCAATTTCACGGGCCGCGCGTTTGTGGTGCTCCTCGAGGTGACCGTCCTTGACCATGCGCAAGATCGGGTCCGGCCGTTGTCGTGCCTTCAATACCGCTTCCGCCGGCGCCGCCTCTCCATCACGCTTTAGGTCCAGGTTCTTTTTGCTGTGCTCGGCAAGCAAGTCATCGAAAACCTGGGCTTCGATTTCATAGTTTGTGCCCTTCTGCAAATGGCGGTCGAGCTCGTCGTCGTACAAGCGACCACCCCATGGTAACGCGGCGAACAAAGCACCTTTCTTGCCGGCGCTGACAGCCATTGTTTGATGGCGTGCGCTTCGACCGCGCAGGTCGTCGCGAATACGCTCGGTCTTGGCGCGAACCTCCGGATCTCGTTGGCGGAAGGATTGGTCAAGCAAATCAACGATTAGATTCCCGGCAGAGATGCGTTTTCTTCTGGCCTTAGATTTCCCCATAGCTTTCGGCCTCCAAATTGATCACCATAAATCTTCGCTAAATAGCTCGCGGGGATGGTCTGCTTTCTCGATTTGCTTTGAGACGTGCAGAGCAATGTCCCGTGCTTCCATCCGGCCAACGAACCCGCGTTCACTTTAGGATAGTTTGGATTGCCTTGTTCATTTCTTTGCACTCTTCATTTTTGAATTAAACATTAGCCTAGCCCACTCTTCGTTGGCGCGTTGATACGAATCCGGGTCATTGTCTTTTTGGACGCTGACCGGGAAACCGTCACGTTTTTCTTTGGCGATCTTGGACCGTTTGCGGCAAATAGTCTGGCGCTGTTGCGGAGTGAGTGACGCCAGGCCCCCACCGTTCCTTTTTTGCTTTTTGCTTTGGTCTTTCGGGTATCCTACGGGCATCTATTTTTCCTCCGTGGTGCAATATGATCCCCCACATTCTTGATAGATGATGTCGTACTTCGCTTGAGTTTCTGACATCGATACCATCACGAGATATAGCATCACTACTGTCGTCAACATGACAGCTAGACCTGCGATAAATTTATTCATCGTAACGACGTTCATCAAGTTTAACACGAGCTTCATTCATTAAACGGACACCCCTGATAAACTTGATGCCATGTTCTTCAAGGAAATCACAAGCTTTAGAAAATGTGATTTCTTTACAGTCAATTTGCCACACAAGTAACTCAATATATGTCATTTATTTATCTCCCATCTCGTCAAAGGCTTTGCAAAATCCAGGATTGTTTGGACCACTACTGTGAAGAAGACGGCAACCTTGTTCGCCCCAATTCCATTCGCATCGATCGCAAGCCTCATGACCCTCATCAAAAAACTCAGTAATTTTTATCCAAGTATCTTTAATAGGATCTTCTAAATTTTTTGTAGCGTTACGATCAAGAATGTTTTGAATTGATTTATGCATCTTAAATTCCTTGAATATCTAGTTTTGCGTAGCCTGAAGCTTAGCTAGATCCATAATCTCGCGCCATTTCACTTTGTCCATCATCGGACTTACTGTGAGAATGTCTAAATTCTTAGGCTTATGTACAAAAGGGCTAGTTATTTGTTTCTCCAATCTTGGGCGGTTCGGGAAGTCCGGGTTGCCCTTCTGATGATTAAATATAGGACGTATTGATTTCAGGGTCAACATTTATCTTCAAATAATATGAAATATTTTTGCCTTCGCGTCCTCAAATCCGTACCCTATAATGCACCGATGTCCGATGCCTTCCAGATGTTCCATCCAATCTTTTTGTTCGGTTGATGTCTTGCTGCCCTTGATGCTTTTCATCTCAATCCACAACAGCAACTCTGGAATGAATAGATCCGGTACGCCACGGCTCACGCCTTCAAGCTTCAACTTGAGTGCAGTGGCCTTGTGTCGGTGACCGCCGTTTGGGATTGCGAAGATTCGGATGTCAGGGAATTTTTGCCTAAACCATTGCACAAGCTCTCGCTGTTCTTCATGTTCAGTCTTCATTTTTTCTCAACTTTAATTCTAATCGGGCCAAGGCATTCCATGCTAGGTGGGCATCGTGCAGCATGTTGCTGTCAGTATCTTCCCCGCATTCGAGCCTGTGGCGGTCCATCGCGGCGGTGTATCTTTTAAATCCGTCTGGGACGTGCTGCCATCCGCCCTATGAATATTTATTAGCGCCGAATGTGGCGACTTCAGCCACAGCCTTTAGTGCCAGCGGCATCCCATCGAGGATCAGATCGATACGGATTTTACCTTCGTCCATCTTTGCACCGGAATCCCCGGCAGATTTTCCTGCTGGGTCTTTTTCTTCAGTATTCCTCACATCCATGTCCTATCTAAAACCCTGTGAAACTTGCCATCCATCTTATACCTAATGCCACTTGGTGGCACGGCGGCATTCATAATATTGGCTGCATCCTCAAGCCCTGCATTCTCAAGACCCTCCATGAATGCCTCTGATTTTACAGCCAGTTGGGCGAATAGTTCCAGCGCCTTTTTCCCGGCGTATCCCTGATGCTCAACAGTTAAATATTCATTAACAGGTTTATCAGATAAAGCACCGTAATAGGTCACGCGGAGCATTTCCTTGCCGCTGGTGTAGCTGACGTGCTTTCGCCATGTCCAGCTAGTCACTGACATATCGCTCGCATCCAGCCCCATGATATCGTCATTACGAAGCTTCGGCTTCTCAGGTAGGCTAGATTCTAAGAATGCCATACCGCAACTTGGACATACCTTAGTTGAGAGTGGCACAATCTCGTCGCAGTTCTCGCAGATCTTCATTGGCGCTTCGCCCGTGCCAGCCTTCCTGCCGGGGTCAACGGCGGTGATCGGCCCGTGCGTTTGGACAACGCCCGCAAAATCCAGAACTAAACAGTGATCCGTGTGGGTTTTGGGTCGCATTCCGCGTCCTGCCATCTGCACATACAGGGATGGCGACATGGTCGGGCGTAACATCACAATGAGATCCAAGTCAGGATGGTCGAAGCCAGTGGTCAGGACGTTGGCATTTGTCAGCGCCTTGATCCGCCCATCCTTAAAGTCTTCGATGTGCTGCTCGCGTTCCTTCTTCGATGTTTTCCCGGTGATTGTCTCCGCGACTATCCCGTTCTGTCGTAGCTCATCGCGAATGTTATACGCATGATCGACGCCGACACAGAAGAATAACCAAGACTTGCGATCCTCTGCGAGCCGTATCGTTTCGTTTACGGCCCCCATGTTCTGATGCATTGTATCGACAGACTTTTGCAGTTCGCTTTCTATGAACTCGCCGCCCCGCTTATGTACACCATATGTGCTTAACGCCAGATCCGTCACCTTGGATCTGAGCGGTGCCAAGTGTCCCTTGGCTATTAGTTCTTCAATTGTTACTGGGTCTATCAGGTCAGAAAACAGCCCTGTGTCATCCGTGATCAATCCATGCCCAAGACGGTATGGGGTGGCGGTTAGGCCCACTACACGAATATGCGGATTAATTGTGGTAAGCGCGTCAATGAGGTTCCGATACCCGCCTTCGGCCTTATGGCTGACAAGGTGGCATTCATCGATAATTACCAGATCGATGTGACCAATTTCTTCTGCACGGTTACGCACCGATTGTACCCCGGCGAATGTTATTGGCTCGCCCAGCCGTCTGGATCTGAGCGAAGAAGAATAGATTCCCATGGGTGCAGTGGGCCAGTGCTGCCGCATCTTCTCTGCGTTCTGTTCAATAAGTTCTTTGACGTGCGTCAGCATAAGTACGCGGGTGTCAGGCCAGTTCTGCAAAGCATCCTTGCATAACGCCGCTACGATGTGTGATTTGCCAGATCCAGTTGGCAACACTAGACAGGGATGCCCATCGTTGCCCGCCCTGAACCAATTATACAACTGATCGATTGTTCGCTGCTGGTAATCTCTAAGCATCGAATGTTTCCTCAATGGTGCGTACTTCTTTAATGGTAGCGCCGGGGAATGTTTCTCTGATGGTCTTTACTAGGTCGTTGGTGCAAGTTTCTCCGCTAGCAACAAGCTCTGTCGATGCGAATGTGTGTGCATCTGCTACCCCGTTTCGGATTGGCTCGCCGTTGATAATGTAGACAGCTTCGTGTGGGTCCGTGCTTTCGCCCATCTCCCACGGTACCAAATCAGGATGAAGAACGTGGTCTTCGCAGCCCTCTGCTTGGAACTCAGTTGGAATGCCGCCCTCGCCATGCCGCGCACATGACCATGTGCCATCTTCTTCAGGCGTAACGTGGGCGCACGTCCGGCAGTTCACTTCCTTGGTCAACTTGGTTGAATGGCAGAAATCATATGCGTCACAGAACTTGCACTCATACCAACTTGGGTCGGTGGAAAGTGGGTCTGGCATACGCTCTGACAGAACAATGCGCTTGGATCTCTCCAGCAGTTTTTCTGCAAAATCTTTGTCATACCGGACGCGCTCAATATAAAGCTGGTCATCGTTCTTGCAGACGGCAACGTACAGGGCGCGATCAATCTTCGTGCCGTGCATGTATAACTGCAACTGCGCGTAATGGACAGGCTTTGATTTCTCAACGCCGTTATTCTGCATGTCGGTGAATGACTTCAATGAATGTGTCTTGAACTCCGCAACGTGAGGCTTATTTGGTGCCTCTGGTACGCCGTTCGTAATAATGCAATCCAACTGCCCTGACACATGGCACCCAAAGCTGACGCGCTTCTGCATCTTCCCGGCGTGAGTGATTCGGATACCTGCCGCTTTCAGATCATCGACAATCCAGTTTTCTTCGTGATGTCCACGTCTGAACAGGCGTAAGATCCTGCCGGGAAACTTAGGTTTCACAGCCCAGCGGAATGACAGCCAGAGCCATCGTTCACATTTATGCCCTGCCTGTGACGCGCCGAAGTGCGGCCTTGGTCGTTCGGCACGGTCTTCGTGTGCCTTGTCGATCATGGTGATGATATCGTCATCGCGTTTTGGTATTGTGGTCATTTAATGTGTCTCCATGTTTTCTTAGTTTCTATTCTCAATATGGTTACGTCAGAAACCCCAAAGATTCTGCCTATTTCTCTTTTGCTCGTTTCCCTTCTTTTAATAAATGTCGTATTTCAACAATGTCGTGTTCTTTCAGTTTTGAGGATTTATTTTTTACCCCTATAAATGTAACCGTTCTTTTCTTTCTTGCTTGGTCTTCCATGTTTTCTTTTTGTGTGCCTAAAAACAGGTGGTCTGGATTAACGCACTGTCTATTATCACACTTATGCAGGACACAAGTGCCGTGTCGGCCTACAGAAGCTGTCCAGTTCCAGCATCCAGACACTCGATCTATGAT